TGAGGTTGTTGCCCACCGCCTTGCATCTGGGCAATCATTTCAAGCATCCTGCGCTGCTCTTCGGTTAAAGGTGGGGCCGTTCCCATTCCAGCTGGCATTCCCGGTGTCATACGTGTAGCACCTCATAGTTAACCGCCAAGTAACCATCTTTATGCCGCTCAACAAAGTCTGGATGCGTTTCCATAACTTTTTGAGCAATCACACCAACCTCTGGATTATTTCCTAATCCAAGTTTCTTAGCGAGTTTGTTCCACTTCCAAGTAAATATCTCAATTCCATTCTTTGCCTTGCCAATCAACGTAATGTCTGTTTTTAAATTTTCATCAGATCCTGCCATTATTGCTTTTAGTCCAGCCTGCCCTACTGGACTTGATGCGACACTACTCAACATCCCGAATAGGCCCGGAGATCCACTCGTTGTCTGAGTCTGCCCACCACCGCCGGGAACCGCTTGCAACGCATTACTTGCGTAGTTAATCGATTGTGCCGGTGCGTTTGTGTATCCTGCGTACTGCTGTTTTGCTGCATCAATCAATGCCTGCTGGACACCTTGCTGTAACGCGCCCTGTTGCATCATGTTTTGATTGATTGTCTGGCCCATGCCAAATCCAAGATTTGCAACGTTTCCAAGCTGGCCGCCTGCGGCTAGACGCTGCTGGCTGCCTTGTAATCCACTGCCAACGTTGAACTGATCCGCTTGCATTCGGTTGTTAATGTCAAATTGACCTGCCTGTTGTGCGTTTTGGAAGCCCTGCGACCTTAACTGTGCAGCTTGCTGCCCCAGCATTTGAGCAACGCCTCGCCCCATTTCCGCTTGTGCAACGCCATGTCGAGATCCACCAAATGCGCCTGCGGCCTGAGCTTGAGCGCCCATATTGTTCATGCCGATCTGGGCGTTCCTCAGCGTGTCTTGCGCTGTTGCGTCGATTACCTGTTGCGTGTACGGATTTTGATACTGGCTGAGATCAGTTGTTGCCAACTGGCCAGCTTGAACCTGTTGTGGCGCATATCCCATCTCAAACGCCGCGCCCTGACCAGCGCCGTATACGCCCTGAGCCGCTGCTTGGTTTACGTTAGGGATTCCGCCTTGTGCTGATCCGGCCATATTTTATCCTTTGTGTATTGCGTAACTGTTTCTTAAATTCATTATTCTAGCTTGAGATCCTGCTGGAGAAGTATGGATCTGTATGATTACTATTCCCCCCCGGAAGATGCGACGTAGATGGGCGATATGCTACCTGTCCTTGTCCTTGTTGTACTACTGGCGGAGGCGTTGGATCCGCGCCAGTCAACGGATTAACAAACATCTTGTTGTATTGTGCAAACTGCCCCGGCCTTCTTGACTCTAACTCAGCCAACGCCTGATCAAACAAATTGCCAGATGAGTAAGCCTGTAATCCACCAGCATAAGTATTTGCTTGTGGGGCCATGCCCTGCATCGCAGTCAATGATCCCTGTGGAACCATACCAAACGCCTCTGCTGCGCCAATGTTTGAATTAAATGCCGCCTGCTGTGTCGGATTAAAAGCTGCAATATCTGGCCCGTAATAAGGCATATAACCAATCTTTTGTGCCAACTCTGCACGAGCAATATTTCTCTCGGCTGGCGCTTGCACCCAATCTGGTATGCCACTTGTCGTTGTCTCTTTTCCGCCTTTTCCTCCGCCACCACTCATTTATATCTCCCGTTTAAGCGTTGTAAACTCAAATTCCCATCCGAGTTTATTTAAAACTTTTTCCCAGCCCTTACGACCGGCTATTGTCATTGAAGAGCATCCGTTTGCTTTGGCAAACTCGGCAAATGGCTCATTTAAGGCTGTAATTTGTTCAAGCGTACCACCTGCTAAGAAAACGTGAAACACTTTTTTACGCGGATACTCAATGATTTCAGTAATACAACAGCCATCATCAAGAGGCCAAAATTGATACCGATAACTAAGAACGCCAAGAACAATATCATCGAAAATATGTGTACCGCCGCTATAAGCAAGAGCGTCGTTGATGTACTGCTTACATCTAACCAGTTCTTCAGTGACATTCATGGAACATACAGTTCTGCCACAGATAGCGTAACGGACGGCGATGCTGGGCTAAATGCCGTAGCAGCGGTTGTCGATAACGATCCATTTGTGCTGTCTACGGCAAACATAGACTGCAAGTAATCGCCAGCATTGACATCAAAAACGCCAGACCTACTGGCAATTTTCTTATCCCCATTGCTATGCAACGTAGTCACCATTGTTGAGTTCGCCACGTCAGTGCCATTTATTCTAGGCCAAAAGTAAAAAGTAACGGTGCTGGCAGATGTAGACGTAATCTCGGCACTAAAATTTAATTGATATATACCAGCCCTAGCAAACACAATTTTGCTGGCGTCTGCGCCATCAATGGATACATTATGCGAATATGCGCTTGTGTTAAAAGTAATTGCTGTGGCTGTATCGGCCCCAGATGCAGTTTGGTCTGTAAAATCTACAAAAAATCCGTATGAGTTCTCGCCGTATGGAATAGGCTGAAATGCGCCATCTACAGACAAAACCATGTGGCCTTTTTCACGATCCCACATCATCACGCCGTCTTCGGCAGCAGAATCATTAGAAGTTAAAAAGCGTAACACGCCCCTAGTCCTCATTAGAAAAGAGTTAAGCCTCTCTGCCCATGTGTTCCACTGTCCTAATGGGCTTGGTGGAGTCAACGCTTGCCTCCAGCCTTTGCCTCAATACGCATAATTCCAGCCCTCCAATCGGCGCTCCTAGCCGCGTCTATGCGTATTCTAACCTGTCGCCCAGTAAACCGCACACTGGTTGGATTTGCGGTCGAGTACGGGCCAAATGAAGTTTCTGCGCCATTAGGATAGAACCTAGTCTTAAACGTAACCGTCACGTCGCCCTGTGTGCCTTCATCGGGAATAAGACTTGTCACCTTCATGACTTGATCCCCAGCTCCCAGACTAATCGGCCCACTTTCAGCAAATGGCGTGTAAGCGCCATGACCAACAGCAGGATCTTGCTCGTGATCAAATAAGTTACCACTTGCATCCGACCAAATTGGATTGTCATATACACCAAGATCAACACCGCAAGTCCTGTCTATATCCCCAACTTCCCAATGATTCTCTCGATAATCATACGATACATATTTGTTATTCTCTAACGAGTCGGTGCTTGGATAAAACCACCAAATCTCGCCAAATGAGCTGTTATGTACCGCGTATGCCTTAGTAATTTGATTGTAATTAATATCGCCAAATACATAATCTGAAACTTCGCATTTTAGTTCTTTGGCGGCAGATCCATCAAAAACATAGAATGCTTTAGCCCCAAGCCAGAATGCGCCCTCATCAACGGCAGCAATTGCCTTTCTTGCAATTAATCCGGTCGCCGTGCCAACTCGCTCAAATCCAAACACGAAAGGCGGCCCTTGGTATGTGGCCAAGTGAGCGTCTGTGTCGGTAACGATTAATGTCCTGCCTCGAACTCGAACGGCAGCCATTATCTGTCCACTGGTCTGTAATTCAATGTCGCCAGCCTCATTTGTTGCGGCTGGAGTCCATGATGTATTATTCTCTTTATCGCACCATTGTACTTTTCTAGGATTGCCTCCTGCGCCTAAAGCGAAAAGAAAACGTTCCTCGGTAACAACTAAGCCAATATTGCTGACCGGGGCATTAGCGATAACCGCAGCCTTAGCCGCAGAATCGAGCTGCCATTCGTACAACTTTCCGTCGTCAGACGTGCAGCCAACAAGATACTCGCCCCAGTTATCCAAAGACCACGTTGTAGCCTCTTGGAATACGCCTGTGTTTGGCCTTGTCAATCCATAAAATCCAGTATTAAAGAGCGATCCGCCATAAGCAGTGTTGACTGCCGCGTCTTCGTTCCCTGCTGAGAATCCTACTGGCGTGATATCAGCCACAGTGCCTGATGCGCTTACATAAAATAGTTTATTGTATGTGCCAGCGGCAATTTGAGTGCCATCTGAGTTATCCCGCCAAGCGTGTAATCCTCTAGGCGCAGAATCAAATGCAGACGATACTCTGGTAGTGAATCCACCAACTGGGCGCATGGATCCGTTATGCCAACGAATCAAACTAGCATCACGCCATCTATTTGATTGCTCGTACTCTGTGCCGTTTTTCATGATGCCCGGCGGCAATTGCAACGGAATAAGCGCCATTTACAGTCCCTCAGTTTTGCATTTAATCATTATATAAACCAAGTAATAATGGAATATCTAACGTGCCGTTTTACAGGCATAGTTTCATGCGGGTATAAAAAGTTTGATGGGAACATTATCGCTGATCCCTTTGGCGGATTATAAGTAAGCTCACGATTAAAAAAACCAAACTCACCACCTTCAAAATTGTCATTTAAAGTAAACGAACAAGAAACAGTTCTAGGCGCTTGCAGAAAGTGGTCTGTATGTTGTGAGTAAAATGCTCCTTCTCTATATCTAAGAAGCGTATAACCAGAATCACCTGCCGTTTGAATTTTTAGAATTCCAAATTTATCGTTGTACTTTTGTATCGCATCACACGCGACAACAAACAGTTTATCGTCAATGTTTTTTCTTTTTTCTTGATTTTTCTCAATAATAAAATTATCAGAAATATCAATAGCGTCACACCGCCTTAATTCTCGGTTTGCTGCATCACTACGAACAGTTGTGTTAATCCAATAGTCGTCGTTTTTGTACTCATCAATAACTTCATCACACAATTCATGAGGAATTATATTTTCTAATACAATAATATAATCACGAAGATCAAAATTCATTAATAAATACCATTTCTATACAAAGCATCGGTAATGAGATGCGTGTCTTAGTATATTTCTATTATCAAAGTAATCAACGGCTCGATCTCCATTTGCACAAACATAATGAAAGAACACCTGTGTTTGCGTATTACCTTGATAGGCTTCGCGCCAATGATTTGCTGCACAGCCTAAATAAAGCATTGCGTCGCCTACATTTAAACTCAAACTAACTTCTTCTCCATTTGGTTTTTTAATCCAAATAGGCCAATTTGTTTTGTCTTTTTGAAGCGTAACAGTAATGCTAATCTCACAGGCATCTCGGTCAGTATGTTTTTTTAACACATCGCCTTTACCGTAAATACGCCCATTTGTGTAAGTAGGTAATAACTCCTCTCCACATAATTTGCTTACTTGTGGCAACATTTTAATCAACGTTTTAAGACACGGCAAAAGATTACGGCCAGAAAAAGCCGCTGGAACTTGAGTATCTTGCACCAAATATCCATCTCTTTGCGCAATAAAAAAAGCCTGAGCTAAATCATCTGCCTCTTGAGCAGTTAAAAAATTTGGGACATACAAATAATTATTTTGCTCAAGCTCAACATTCATTTTAAGGAGCGCTTTCTTCCGCCGCTGCTGCAGCTTCTGCTGCGGCCAACTCAACGGCCTCTTGATCTAATTGTGCTTGCCAAACAGCAACACAAGCAGTTGCCCAAGCAGGCATCGCAGCAACTTCGTCATTTATGACATCTGGAGCGTTGTATTCAATGTGGCCTGTGTCATCTCCACGCTCATTCCACTGGAATGCCCAAAAGTTTTCAGGAAGGCCACACTGAGATAAATCAAGATTTTCACGAAAAGTTCCATCTACGCCAACTGCGTTATCACCAATATTAATTACCAATCTCATTTTTTACTCCCAATAGTTTTAGGTTTTACATTTTTTGCCTTTGGTGCGCTTACGTCCAACATGAGATTTTCATCCTGCTGCTTTTGACCGCCTAAAGACGCTAATAAAACTTTTTGAGATGTCTCGTTAGTCTTGACCATCTCGTTACGAAAACTTTCTACCGCTGCACCAGTTTGTCTTTGTTGCCCTGAGTTCTCAATTAAAAGCATAGGCATCCAAGCGATTGCACATTGATACTCCTCAACTTGAGTCCCTGTGTTTGTATCGTATCCTTGCACCTTAGTAAACCAAGCGCAGGTAAGACCAACACAGTCTTTTTTTATTAGCGGGCAGAAAGTTCCGTTTTTAAGTTGCATTTTCTTGTACCGTTATCCCTTGATAAACAAACCACGTCATTAGAATTATTCTTTCTTTTTTAGATGGCTTTGAATAATGTGGAAAAATTCCCGTTGGGGGGAAAATAACCAGTTTACCTTTTTTTGGTTTTATTTCTACATTTTGTGTTGGAAATATTAATTCGCCATCGTCGTTATCGGTTAAGAACAAAATAGCGGTTGCGTACCTTAATAATTGTTTAGAAACTTCCCTATCTTCATGCAAGTGGCAAACATCTCCGGGCTTGTACACATGGTACTCATAGCCTGTATCCGCAGACGAAAATTGTGGTCTATACCGCTGCCTCAATACATTGCTTTGAAAATCACAAAATAAACTGCATATTTTGTTATCTATAGTACGCAGATCGTCAATTTGTGAAATATTAACAGTGTGGCCGTCCCTATAATATGCAGTTTCGGTTTTTTCTGATTGTATATATGGAGATACACTGCTATTTATTTCTTCAGCAAAATCGCCATCTATAAAATTTTCAAACTCCAAAAGCATTTTAGTCTTTCGTAGCCCTAATGATGTCAACATATTTCACGGCTAAATTAATAGCTGTTCCACTAAATGTAGCGGATGAAATAGTAAGCGCGTGACTGTGTGAACCACCACCACCTGTTGCTCCTGTTTGCCTACCGGATGCTTGGTTGTTACCACCATGCTGCGGCGAACCACTAAGACCACCGGATAAGTGAGTATGACTAGGTATTTGCGCTGTTGAAAGTGTCGTAGCACCTGCCGAACCAGATACAGAAACCGTACCAGCAGGAGTCTGCGAAGCAAAAGCAGTTGTAAAGTCAACCGAACCACCTGAACCTACCGTGCCAGTCACAACGCGAAGCGCGTGTTCATTACCAGAATCAGTAATTTTAGTCCATCCGGTCGGAGCCGCCGTATTGCCAAACAGCATGATAGTGCCTGCGGCAAATATCACTATGTTATCAAACTGAGTCTGGATCGCAGACGTCACGCCAGCAACGTGATTTAGCTCGGCTGCCGTAGCGGTAATTGCTGTGGCACCAATAGACAATGTGCTGAAATTACCAGTTGCGGCAGTAGTTGCCCCGACAGTAGTCCCGTCAATAGTCCCAGAATTAATATCAATCCCAGTGACCGCCGTTGTGCCGTCTAGCAAGTCATCAAGGCTATCGAGTGTTGTATTTATCTTGGTTCCCCAAGTGTTCTCAGACGCACCAACTTCTGGCTTTACCAGTGCATACGTCGTCGTTGTTGTATCAGCCATTCTTTACTCCTTTTATGCGGCTAGTTTAATCCATGTGACATCGTTTACGGGGATTAGCTCCCATTTTTCTCGTGCAAGTGAGGCAAATGATGACTCAAAAACGAATAATGCTCCAGCGTTACGTTTTCTGATGTACGAAATGTTAACAGCCGATTGCGCTGGAATTACTGCCTGCGCAACAACAATGTAAACAGCGTTGGCCGTATTTGTTGCTGCGGCAGATATTGCGCCGCTAGACTGTAGAACCTTGGTCGCCGCTGATGTAACAGAGGCTGCCGTAGATATAGTCGCTGCGGCTGATTGAATTCTTGAAGCAGACGCTGAAACAGTAGCAGTAGGAAGTGATACCGTCTGCAAATCATCTTCGCCAAATGCATAATTGCCAAATGGTGCGGTTCCATAGGAATACATACTTGATTCTTTAAGTATGAATTCCTCGGCAAGTGTTGCCGTAACCGCTGTCGAGCTGACCGTTGCCCCAGATACAAATGTGGCCGTAGCATTGGCAGCATTAGTTGAAACAGCAGAAACAACGCCTTCGGCAGTTCTGACTCGCGTCGCTGCTGCCGAAATAGACGCTGAAGCCGCTATATTTGAAGATCCAGCAGCAGTAAATCCGCCTATCGCATCAAATCCAGACGATGCAGATACTGTGGCGGATCCAAAGACAATTCTTACTCCAGAGGATGTAACCGACGCAGATGTTGACGCTACAATTGGTAGTACGTCAACACCAAACGCATTGTGGCCAAAATTGCTGGCCCCATATGAATATGCGCTTGCGTTAACTATTGCCATCTATTAGTCCAGAGTAATATCTAAATCACCAACAGGCACTCGGAATACGTCGCCAGTTGAGATTGTTTTGGAGCTGGTCAATGCGGCGTATGCCATTAAGTTTCCGCTGGTCGAGGCATCCATTACTCCAACGTGCGTTACGGTGCCAAAAGTAGCGGTTGCGGTTGGATACTCAACTGCGCCAGTGTTTGATGCCGTGTTACCGGATACAGTAAACGCAACAGTTTGTCTGGCGTATGCTGTGCCACTTGTTGTAACTTCTGTACCACTGGCATCTTCCGCTGGATTAGACGTAAACAACGCCAAATGCATTGTCCCCGGAGCTGTGTATGCTGCTGCGCCAAAGACATGATCCAGTATCTCAGTTTCTAAGAAATTTGAAAAACTCATCCTAATCCTCTCATTTTAAGTGTTAAACCAGATCCAGAATATCTGGCCTGCTCTGAACTTTCGTTTAATCTCATGACTGCTGCCGCGTACATCTGCGCCCAAACAACCATTCTTTCATCTTCCTGCAAGTATGGAGCAGAATGCATAAGGCTTCCATATAAATATACATCAGGATATTCTTCTATCAACCAATTAGTTGCAGATGCTGACAATGCAGGGATCTTTTCGTAGAAAAGCAACTCTATCTCGTACTGAGCATCTGGCGTCGGATACAACTGAAACTGTTTAGCCGCCATACAATAATACTCAGGCCGACCGGCCATATCCTCTTGCCCAGCCCGTTTATCAGACATTGCGGCGCGAGATATTAGATCCAATGGCGTCGTTCCTGTGCCAATGACGTGCGCCCTGATATTCTCAAGCCAAGTGGCAGGGATTTGCATATACTCGTCGCCTGCATCTTGCTGTCCGTTTGATCGGGCCTCCATCTCGTAATGCCGAATGTCTCGATTTAACTGTGCCTCGGCCAATTGAATGAACGTTGGGATGATGCTCGTTAGATCGTTTCGATTAAGATAATCGGCGACCGTTGATTGCAGCGTGGTGTAATTTGTAATGGTCATTGCGCTAATAATCCTTGTCTAGTTTGCAGTCCCAAACGTCTGTAATCATCATAAGACATTCCCGCTGCGTTGCCTTGTTCTCCATCATATGCTGATTTGTTGTTAGGAAGTGGAAGTGCGGCCCATATCCCAGAGCCAATTTTAAGTGCTTCATCAATAGGAACGTTTGGATCTTTAAGTAAGTCGCCCATTGATTGAGTTGGACGTTTTTTCTCCATAACAAAGAACTCGGCCATCTTTCGCTG